TTTTGAGGGGCTTTCATTTCATCTTTTTAGCGCATTTACCCATAGATTTGCACTTGCTAGGTGTTGGGCAACCAGCGCAAGGCTTAAAGGTTTTAGCAGCTTTGATTTCAATAATACGCATAATTTTCTCCAGTTAAGATTTGTAACCGCCACCCTTGGCTTTGTATTCTTTAGCTAACAGTTGTGCTTTACGGGCAGACCATTCACCAGGATCACCACCTGAGCCACCCGCCTTGATCTTCTCAAACAAGGCTTTACGCATGGTAGGTTTGGTGTAAACCTTTGCTTGATTGACCTTGGACTTCATTTCTTCTTGGCCTTTCCCGCCTCAGACAAAGCAATAGCCATAGCCTGTTTTGGGTTAGTGACGACCTTTTTATTGGTAGTCAACTTGCCCTTGCCAAACTCAGTCATCACCTTGCTGATCTTCTTTTGGGCTTTGTTTTTCATATCAACTCCGTCACAGAAAATGTTGATGCGGTAACAGAAGCATCTTTAATAACAGCAATCTTTTGACCTGGAGTGACCCTAATAATCTCAGTAAAGTTGTTTGGCATCATGGGTGATGTTGTAATACTAGCTGTTGGATTTGTGCCAACTTGAAAATGGCAATGTCCTGATGAGCAAGATACACGAACCATAGTAGTTGAAGCACCAAAAGCGGTTGATTGAACGCTAGAGTTAGTAACTATAAATACTTGGGTTACACCCAAACTTGGAACACCAAGTGCCACCTGATTAGGGTCTAGTTGGAATGTTGACATTATTTGCCTCGACTAGACTTCTTCATCATGTTAGTAGCTGTGCGACCGCCACGGGTAGGTAGACCTTTAGGCTTACCAACAGCAATCATCACAGTCACAGGCATACCTTTATCTTTTTTAGGCATCTTAGGACTAGACATTTTGGGTGATTTTCCGTACATGATTTTTCCTATCGAACTAGCTTGGTTGCAACAAAAGAAATGATACCGCCAATGACACTGGCGATAGCCATTCCCACAAACATCCCGCCTTTAGACTTATTAGCCATCTCTAGGAGGGCTTTAATGTCGTCACGCATGGCAGAAACTTCTGCTTGCAAGGAGGCCACTTGAGCCTCTAACTTGCCAAATTCTCTTGGATCAATTTCAGACATTTGCAATCTTTCTTGGACGGCCCATCTTCTTGATAGGCTGGGGAGGGGAGAGCGTAATTTTCTTGCTGTCCTCTTCAATTGGATTTTGTATATCAACACGGACATAACCTGCATGACCCTTCATGCTATCAATATCATGTTGATAGGTGAAAGTTATTTCAGTACCAGACTGTAAACATCTAAAAGTAGCCATAAAAACTCCAAAAAAAGGGGGGTATTAACCCCCTTTAGATTAGACCAAACGAACCACAACGCACTTAATTGTTGTGCTTGCCAAGTCCACAGTAGCGGTACTTTCGTTTTGGAAACGAATTGAGACAGTATTTGCCGCTGAAACATAAGGCGTGATGGAGAGGCCAGAGACATCCACACCCATACTTACGTTCATCACAATATCACCCAGAGCAACGCCTGGAACTGTAATTGTGTTTGTCTCACCAGCGCCATCTACCAAAGATGAAGCGTTTAGAGTTGCTGTTACAGACCAAGTGTCCGAAAAAAGACCTCGGAACTGGTCATTTCCCCTACGGGAAACTACTGCTGTTGCTGCTGCCATAATAAATCTCCTTGATGTAAAAAATCCCCCCACCGATTAAGGCGAGGGGAAAAGGCAACTATTAGGCTGGAACTGCTAACGCAAATGCGCTAGAAGACTTAGCTGCACCAGTAGTGGCGGCTGCACGAAGTGCGGCAACACCATACAAAGTATCAGATGTAAACAAAGTGGCAAGGTAATCTTGCTTGTACTGAGTTTGTGAACGGATACCAATTTGCTCAACTAGAACCATAGAGTCCTTGTGACCCATCAAGCAGATACGATCAGTGGTGGAGTTACCAGCACCAGTATCAGCATTGCTAGATGTAAACACAGGGATACCATACAGGTTACCAATTTCACCAGTACGGATTGCATCACCAGTACCCACAAACGCTTGCTCAGTGTAACGGGCAAGGCCCATCAGAGTGTTGCGTGAAGAGGGTGGGATGATGAAGAAACGATTGTCCATAGGAGTATCGTTGTCATCCAAACGCTGAATGGTTCTGCGGATAGCGGCATCAGTCAATGCGGAAGCATTAGAAGATGTGCTGTTGTAAGCAGTAGTACCATCACCGCCAATAAAGGCTTTGGTGGATGTATTGCTTGTAGCGTAGTCGTTAGTACCGACAGTAGCACCATTGAATGCACGACCCAATTGGATCAAGCTAGTGTCTACTTGCTTGGCAAGCGCATAGCCCGCATCAGCAGTGTAGAACTGGCGCAAGCTGTTTAGTGCTTGTGCTTCAACAATGTCCTCAATGAAGCGTGAATATTCAAAGTGCTTGTTAATAGACACTTGAATCTCTTCTTCAGTATCGGCAATCAGGGTAACGGCAGTAGATGCCGATTTTGCTGAAGCTGAACCACGGGTAGGTGCGGGAATGTGAACTACATCGCCCTTCTTACCTTTAAAGTTCATTTTCATTACGATGTTAGCCAAAACAAGATTCTTCTTGTAGGCGGCTATGATTTCATCACTCCAAATTTCGGGGATGAACGTTGCTGCGGTGGTTACTGTAACCGCTGGGGTTGGATATGCCATGATTTAATCTCCTTAAGTTTAACGAACCCGTTTTTCTGCGTATGCCAACATGATTTCATCACTTAAAGCATCGTAGCGATTCGGGTCTTGCATTTTCAGCCGAATTAGGTCAGCCCTTCTATAGACTCTCTTAGAACTCTCTCCTGATCCACCAGTATCAACTTCTATGGCTTTCATGGTCTTAGCCCGAGCCGCATTGTCTGCTTGCCCAGATTCTTTGACCTTAATGCCACGTAACTGCTTAAAGGTAGACAACAATTCATTAGCCGAATCATAATCAAATTCACCATCTGCTTTTGCATAGAGTCCCAAACGAATAGGTGAGGATTTCACCCAATTTTGGAACTCGGAATCATTGACTACTTTTGTGTAATCAGGGTGATCCTGCGCTAACTTCTGTTGAATCTGCATCCTTTTGAACTCCATACCCGCTTGTCGGGCAGCAAGAACATCTGGATGTTTATCAATCGTATTTTGAACTGCTTTCTGAGGATTCTCAAAAAAATCAACTTCTGGTTCAACCTCTACCTGTTGCTGCTTAGAATTGAGGTTCTGCTTCAGTAATTCATCAGCCAATCTACGAACTTCACCGACCTCTTGGGCCTGTTTACCAATCATATTGTTGGCCTCTTGGTGCATTCGTATGACATCCTCTAAACTTTTCCCCTCATATAATTCAGGAAGTTTAGGTTTAGTCTCCTCGACTTCTAACTCACCTAGCTCATCAGATTCTTTATCAACTAACATATTTTTTGTTCCTGCCAAAACGGTTATAGGATAATTAACCAGGCGCAATGCGCTTATTGGTTAGCTTTACGCTCCGCATTTAACTTTTCACGGTGCTTTTGGTCAAATCTCATCCATGCAGATGGGAAATTGCCCGACCACCCCTCCAAATTAAAGTTTGGTGCGCTTATGACACGATGAGCAAGCTCACCGCATCGACACTTAACACTATTAGTCTCATAATCTACTAGTGTTTCAGTGCGTTGTCCACAATCGCAGACAAATTCATACATTCTTTTCATTCAAGTCCTCGTATGCTCTTTCGCTAACCCCTTTCAGGGTTTTTAGCCAAATAAGTATAGAAATCTCGCCTTTGCGAAATTGTAAACTTTTTTCGTCAGTAATGGTAGAAACATTATTCATAGAGTCTAACATTCCTTCTACATCTTCCATTAAGTCAAGCCAACCTTGTCTTGAAAACAGGTCAAACCGATCTTCATAGTATTTTTGTAGTTCTTGATTCACTGTTTAACCCCAAACCCGTACAGGCAAAGTAGGTGTTACAGCAAAGGCTTCTAAGGCGGTAGCGTCTTCACCAACCACCCTGACGTTGACGTGCCAACCATCCAAAGAAGCCATGACAGGGTTGCCTTCAGCATCTGTCTCGCCAGTGGGCTTAGAGATAACACCAATAGTGCTGATGTTGGCATAAGCCTGTCTTGGCTCAGTGGCAGTGACGTTGCCTTCCTCGTCCCATGCTGTTGGCTCTTGGGTGTAGAGGACAGCAGTAGCCTCTGTTTCGTCTGTAAATTTGAGATATAAGTCGGTCATGATGTCAATCCTTGCAGTTGAGCGTTTGTCACTCGCAGTGGGTAGTAGGCTAGTTTGCTAATGGTTTGAGTGCCAACAGATGTTCCAGCCAACATACCAATTTCAGCTTGCGTGACAACAGGTACAGTTCCGCTAGTATCTGTTCCAACTGTTCCTGCATTTCTACTCACTGCAAAGTCATTGGCTTCGTATGCGCCAACTATCTTGTAGCTTGTTCCAGCTACCATTGCCCCAGTTGATATGGCTGCTTGTGCTGTACCTGCCACTACAACAGAAAAAGTTGGCTCTGCTCCAGAACCCGTGTACCTGAGTCCTGCGTAGTTGTTAGCTGTTCCGTCAGAAGACAAGAAAAGGTTTTTATTGGCCCCAAAAGAAGAAGATGCTGGAATAAACTGAGCAAAGAAAGTCCCCTCAGCTTGGTTATACCAACTGCTGAAGTTCGTCCCCGTCATGCTTGCAGCATCAACAGCCCGTGTGACTTGTGAAGCCACTGTTGGGATGTAGCTGGTGGCAAATGCTCCTTCTTCTAGTTGAGCGCCCCAGATGTAGATGCCGGAGTAGCCATTGCCTTGCGTAGCCACGGAATCAGAAGGAATATAACTTCCGCCCCAAATAGCAGTTTCTGTTCCCGAAGTAAAAGTAAGTGCAATGCGATACCACCCATTCCCAACAGAAGTAGCAGAGGAAGAAGCTGATGTAAAAGTTCCAGTGGCTGCAACAGCTACAACAACTGAACCATCCACAAGTGAAATCGTTACGGATGCAGAATTTGCAGATGATGCTGCATCCCTACATAAAAATCGCACTCGATTAAACTCGCCAGCTTTGGCGTAAACAGTTGATGTGTATGTTGTCGCAGAAGCGGCTTTAGTTATGTTTTGTCTTGTAAATCCGCTGCCAAAAGCCACACCGCTATCTACAATTAACTTGTCACCAGTCAAAGCCCCATCAGGCGAAACAATCGTATTGGCTGTAATTGTTAAATTGGTCTTTGTCCAAGCCGCATTATCAAACTGCTCTGAATAAGTCAGCAAATTCGTCCTGCTCTCCTCAATCTCCAGCCCCAAGCTCTCAAACGTAGTTGGGTTGTGGTCAAACCTTGCAACACCTGATGCGGCTGTCAGAATCTGAGGGACGTAGTTAGTGATGGCTTGTGTGGTTGTAGGGGTGTAGGCTGTGACTGCGGAGCGTTGCTCTAGTTGTGCGCCCCAGTAAAGAATCTCAGATGTGTTGTTGCCAGCATAGGAGTCAAAACCCCGGCTTGAAGAAGCAAAAGTTGATGTAGCTGACAAGCCAATTAGCACAAGGCCAGTAGCCGACGCACTAGCATTGGTCGTGGCAGTCAATGTAACCCGATACCAGCTACTGACTGAGGCTGTAATTGTTGCAGAAACACTTGTGTATCCTGCGCTTAAAGTCTGAGTATTTGTACCAGCACTCAAATCAAAAGTTGCAGAAGCATAATTTGAAAAGTCCGAAGTAAAGCCAATAGTTGCAAAACGCGAACCTGTTTTTTGTTTTACAAAAATACTTATCGTATACACCGATGACGCAGCTAAAGACAGCCCTGCTGGTTGCTGAATACGGTGCACAGCAGTAGCCGAATCTTCTTTTATAGCTTCTGCCGTTGTAGTACCGTCTGGTGCGGTGTCTGTATCTGTGCCAACAGTTACGTTACTTAAAGTCCAAAGATTAAAATCTTGGCTGCGAGTCAGCAAATTCTCCTCTGCCTTGGCAGTCTGCGTACCATAATAGGTAGCAGTGCTTGCCCTCGTGAATGTGATGCGAGAGTCAAGTTGCTTGGTGTTGGCAAAGTCTAGCAACAGCGTTGGCTTGATTGCAGGGAAGTTAGATGTAATACTCATTATTGGACTCCAAAGATTTCAATCAGGAAACGACCTGCTGTGTAGGTGGCATTTGCAGTTCCTTGACCAACTAAATAAAAGTAGGCATTGGTTGCGGGGTCTGCTGAAAAATAAGTTAATGTGCCTCTTGTTTGAGCACCAGCGTTGATAATTTGAGTTTCTGTCAAAGCCGTAATAGCCGAGTCCTCAACCCCTGTACCTTCAGTTGCTGAATATAAATCAATGTCGGTGTCGCCACCAGCAGGTGTTTCTAAGCAAGTCATGCGACCGCCTAGCACTGTCATCGCAGGTAATTGAGCAATGTAACAAGGAAGAGCAGTGCCGTTCACACCAATAATATCTCCAGCAGTACCACCTGAATTTAATCCCGTCAGGTCAATTAGGATCGACATCGTATAGATGCCACCCATTAAGCCACCATTGGCTTTGCAGATTGTCCCTGTGCCTGTGGTAATACCCGTTCCAACATTTAAGGCAGGAGTCTCGGTGTCCTCATAAGCAAGATTGCCTAAGTATTGGTTTAGAGGAATCTCGTTAGCTGCTGTACCAATGTCTGCTTGGCTGACCAAGTTGTAATACTGCCCACTGATGTTCTCTCTAAAACCGTTGTTCAGGAAAGAACCTGTTGTATTGCCGTAAACGGTCAAGTTTTGCTGTACGTCCAAAGCCGCAACAGAAGTTTG